TAAAGTTGTCTTCGTTAATTTCTTTTTCTTTTGTTTCATACATTCATTCATTATGAATTTATTTAATTCTGGAACAATCATTTTAGTATGTTTATCATTTGCTTTCCAGTCATATCTTTGGCATTTTGGAACCCAGAAATTATTTATATTCTCAACCTTAATACTATTATAATGAGAAGCAATATTAATACTTGTTTCACCTAAAACAGAAGATATGTATGCCATTTGCGATAGTCTACCAGTAGGAAATAGTTGATAACATATAAGAGCATAAATACTTCTAAATTCATGTAATTTATCAACGTTACATTTTTTCTTTTTTAACCATCTGGAAATATTTCTGATTTTTGATTTAAAAATTTCTCTGTTAGAATTATTAAAATAGTTTTTAGATTTATTCCAACTTTTTTCTACTACATTAAATGGTGCTAATAAAGGAATTTCATATGGTTTCCTTTTTATATCCAAACCAGTTTTAGACTGACCATCAAATAAAGCAAAATATGGACCACTATTACTTTTATGAATAGAACCATTAACTAATTCATTTTGTCTTCTTCCAGTTGCTAATAAAGTAGCAGAAATATATTCTCTAAAATTATCAGATTCTAATAATGGTAATATTTCGTTGATAAGTTCATCTCCATTAATAATTTTGATATTATAATGTTTATTGTTTAAAGATTTTGTTTGGGTTTGTCTTAATGTCTTGGCATCTTTTGTTGGTAATTTAATATATTTATCAATGTTTTTGTTAAATAAAGGTATTTTTTCAATAATTTTATCAAACTCTTTGTCATAAACTATTTTACCATTTCTAATTTTTTTTTGAATTTTATCTTGAATATAAGGTTTTTGATTTTCAAAATCTTTAATATATTTATTATCAGTATATTTTTCTTTTAATTCATTTATTTTTGTTTCGTAAGAGGAAAGTCTGTTATTTGGATTTTCAAGAAATAATCTTTTTATTTGCGATAAGATAACAGATTGAGATGAAATATTTGGATATTTGTCTTTTACATTTTGAAGAACTATAAAAGGTTTATTTTGTGATAATAATTTAACTTGGTCTTTTTTAAAATTCATTAAGACCCTTTATTATATATATAGCGTCATAATAAATTTAATATTTTTGAGATATTATATGGCAAGAATAGAGTTGTCTAAATATTTACCAGATATTATATGGCAAGAATAGAGTTATCTAAATATTTACCAGATAATATTGTTAAAATAATACAAAATAAATTATTACCAAGACATAGTAATAATTTATCATTTTTATACGATATACCAAATATATATAATTATTCTACATGTTTAATATGTAGTAAAATACGATCTATAGTTTCTGAAAAGATATTGATGTGTTTACATTCTGTTTCAACAAGAGAGTTATTAATAACTAGATGTAATAAGCACTATTATTGTTATTATTGTTATCCAGAAATGTTAAGAACATTTTATCAAAAACCAATAATATTAAATTAATATTATTTTATTTTTTAAATTTAATTTCTTTTTTTTTATTTTTAAATTTAATTTTTTTTGTTGGTTTTTCTTCTTTTTTATTTTTGATACTAATGTCAATAGCATCATTTATTATCCAATTATGGAGTCCAGGCATCTTGTTTTATTATTAATATATATTAATATTATATATTAATCATTTTTTTAATGACATCATACTGCCAAATAATAAACTGTATAAATAAATTAAGCAGAGAATTATGTAAATTAAAAAAAGACATAGGAAAAATAGCGATAGGACCAACTGGTCCAACAGGACCACAAGGAGAAATAGGATTACAAGGGGAAATAGGACCAATTGGTCCAACAGGACTTCAAGGAGAAATAGGACCAACAGGACTTCAAGGAGAAATAGGACCAACTGGAAGTTTAATAGGTCCGGAAAATACACTAACAATGTGGTTTAGTGTTTTTCCAGAACAATCTGGTAATAATTCTGAAATAATTTTTGTTGGTATTAATAGAGACATTATTTTAAATGAAAATAGTGATATTATAGATGGATTTGGCGTTGGAAATAACCATGTTGGAATACAAGTAAATACTTTAGGAAATACTGGTTCTATGATAATAACAGGAACAACATTAAGTGAATCCACATCAATACCTGTTACTGGAGCAAGTGAAACAATAATTATAGATTCTACTGGTTTTTATCAAACATCTAAAAAGTGGATTGAAATAACAGATATAAATATTACTTCTGGGACAATAACAGGTATTGATTATGATGTTAAATCTTTAGGCTATATGGATATTGGTAATAGAAACTTTGTAGTATCAGGGTATCGCTTAGAAGCAATCGCTGGTAAAGATACAAATATAAATTTTAACATTTTAAAAGTTCAAGATAATGGTAATGGTAAAGCATTAATTATTCCACTGGAAGAATTTAATATTGATAGTACACAAAATAAACTTATAGATATATTAAGGGGTTCTGATTCAAATTATGATAGGTCTTATGAAATGTTAGAAGGTAATTTATGGGTTGAAGATAATGAATATGTATTAAAACAAGACGACCTTACTGATTATTTTAATGTAAAAGATCCTGGTAGAAATATTATATTATCTGGAGATAAAGATGAAGGTTTAATTATGTCTGTTTCTGGAGATTTAGGTACACCAACTGGAATACCATATATGAGATTACAAATTAGATATTATTTTATTTAATAATTTTCTTTTAGACATTTGTAAGTTTTGTAAATACTAGTTTGTTCTGAAACGGTTGGGTTTTCAATTTTAACAAAGTCAACATTTTTTTCTGTATGAAAACCTACGGAAACTGGTAAGCAAGTTGGATTGTTATTGTAATTATCAATATCTGCTTCTGTTCCAGCATTAATTCCTATTACTTCACAGTCTGTTAAAACAACATCTTTTGAATTTTGGTGAACATCAAACCCGTATGTTAGACCATATGAAGAATTAACATTTTTACAAGAACATTTTTCAACAAATACATTTTTAGAGGTAGAAAAAGAAAAACCTCTTGTATTTGAACCACCATATCCGTTATAGGTAGAATTTGGATGAGATTTACCAATTTTATTTTTATAATTACTATTGTCATTGCATAATGTTGAACCTATTAATCCAGTATTTTTTATATTTTCACAAATACAATCTTTTAAATACATATTTTCTGTTGCGTCCATTTTAAAAATAACCGCCCCTTTATTAACATGAAACATAGAATCGCCATTACAAAAGAATGTAAAATCCCATGTATATGTTCCATTCGCCCAATTAACGACGTCTGTAGTAATGCTATTTCTAGATACACTTAAGTTTCCAAAACTATCACCATCTAAAATAGATTTAGTTACGGCAAGTTGTGCGTTAGATACAACATTACCCTTGTAAGTATTATCACTGTTAATAGTTAGAAAGTTTCCATCTTGGTCTTTATTTTGAGTTTGAAAAACAGAACCAACTTGGTCTTTCATATGTTTTCCATCTGGTGTTTTTAATGCTGGTATTTCATTAATATTTGAAAAAACTTTTTTTACAACAACATTATTAAAATAAATATCTTTAGATGCAGTTAATCTACTTATTGGAAAACCAAGAACAGCAACACCACCAGTATTAGTTAAAAATCCATAACTATTTCCATCTATAAGACCAGATGAGTTTCCAAATAATTTATATTCTGTTGAATTTACCCAGTTATTATTTAATACATTATTAAATGTATTTTCCATAGCGGTTTTAAGTTCCCCGTGAATTGTTGATATATTTTTACCAGCAATTGTTCCAGTCCAATTGGTATTTAATAAATGGTTGATATAAGGTCTTAAAAATCTTGCAGAAGACCAAATTCCTAGAACTGGAATATATTGTCTATTATTTTTAACTTCTACATTACAACAATATAATCCATGAACTTTATTAAGAGAACATGCAGCAACTTCAAAATTTTGAAATACTATATCTTTTAATAAAATATCAATATTATTATTACCATGTATTCCATGGTGAGAACTTAAACCAATTGTTCCATTTTTTATACAACATTTTGTAGCAGGAATTAATTCATTACCAAATGAGTGAGGACCCTGTGATGGTATAAAAGGTTGATCTGCTAATTCAAAAACTGAAAAAAATCTTTGTTGTAAAGCGTGTTCTTTACTTTGTTTTATTTCAAATCCATTTAAATCAATAATAACATCTTTTGATTGTATAACAATTGCTGCAAAAAATCCTAAACCAAATGCCCTAGGATTATATGTAGATAATTGAGAAGGTAATACATCACCTGTATAATAAGAACTTAATGGAAGAGATAAACTATTAGCATTTCTTAAAGAAATAGCATCTTGATGATTGGAATTTAAAAATGAATGACTATTTGGATTAAAATCTATATTTTCAGTTAATTTATAAATTCCAGGAGTTTTTATAACATAACTACCAGTTAAGAAATCATCTTGTTTTATTTCAATTTCTGGTAAATTTAGATTATTGAAATAGTTTAAAAGATTATTTTTTTTATTTTCTAAATTATTTTTAACTGATTTGATATTTTTAGTTTCCATTTCTTCTATATATTTTAATGTAGGAATAATATATGTATTATTGGCATTAGATGCTACAATATTACAATTATCATCTGTATGTAAAGATACACCATTATTAAAATGAATACTTTGATTATCTACATTTAAACTTTTTACCCATATTTGATTTATCTTTTTTTCTTGAGACCCTATATTCGCATTAGTTGTAAGTGGTAAAATATTATTCACATTAAAATTACCTTTATTAATATATCTTCTATTTGAACTAGATAAATAATTTACAATATTTTCACTCATATATATTATTATAGATATGTTATATAATGCCAGATTACATTAAATCTGGGAAATATTATTATGAAGTTGATAAAAGAAACGGAAAAAAAATAAGAATATCAAAAGATAAATTTAATAAAAGTAAAAGTAATAAAAGTAATAAAAGTAATAAAATTAAAAGTAATAAAAGTAATAAAATTAAAAGTAATAAAATTAAAAGTAATAAAAATCTGGATATAGAAACTTTAATAAAAGATAAAATAAAAAATATTAATAAAAATAAATTACTGAGTAATTTACTAATATTGAATTTTGATATAGTTAAAAATAATAAAAAATATCATATTGATGCTGAAGTTGGAAAAGACCCAAGATCTGGATATTATATATATAGAGTTGATGTTCAGCATATACCAAATAATGGAATGTCTCAGATAAATGCTTATAGGAGTTATATGGTTTCTAGTAATTTTGAAATACTAAAAGATTTATTATAATTATAATGTTAACTATTGCTATATCTGGTTATGGTAGAATGGGAAAATTATATAAAGAAATTATTCAAAATAATTCTTTATGTAATTTAGAGTGTATATTTACAAATAAGATTGAAAATGATAAAATTCCAATGTATAAACCATTGGATTTAAAAAATAAACTTATAGAAAAAAAAATAAATGCTTTATTTGTATGTTCTCCAACAAAATTTCATTACGAGCAGATAAAGGTAGCATTAAATTTATCAATAAATGTTTTTTGTGAAAAACCAATATGTAATGATATTAACAAGATTAAAGAATTATATAATCTTTCTAAAGAAAAAGGATGTATATTATTTTGTGCTTTTAACCGTAGATATGACCCATATATAAATAATATAAAAGATAAATATCTAGAAAATAAATTAAATATAGACCATATATTAGTCATATCACGAGATTTTCCATTGCCAGATAAAAAATATATAGATTTAACAAGTCAATTTCATAGAGATAGTATTATACACGATATTGATATGATATGTTGGATTGTTGGTGATTATCCTGTTAGTATATATTCAAAAGGAATAGTAAAAAATAATAATTTAAAAAAATATGATAATGCAGTTACTCATTTTGTTTTTAAGGATAATTTAAGTGCTACTATAATAAGTAGTCGTTACTCTCCATATTACGAACAGAGAATTGAGTTATTGGGAACAAAACCAACTATTTTATTATCAATAAAATCAAATGGTTTTTTAGAAAGGTATAAAAAATCTTATTGTAATGAGGTAGAATGTTTTATTGATAATGTATTACATAGAAAATCTAATATCGTTTCTATGACTGAATGTTTGAAGACACATGAAATAGTAGAATTGTGTATAAAAAATTGATAATATTTTATAATTATTTATTTACTATTTATACAATTATGAATTTTGATATTCTAGCGACATCTGGTTTAATTTCAAGAATAAAAAAGACTGGAAATCCAATATTGGATGGTATTATACTATCTGGAACAGTTGCTACATTTTCATATTTTATGAAAAAAAAGCATAAGATTTATGATTCATTAAATAATTTAATAGAATATTTAAAAGGTAATGAATTTAAATATTCTATCAAATTATTATCATATGAGACGTCTAATACACAGTGGCGTCCAAAAATACAATCTTCAGAAGCTTATAATGCTATAATTTCTTATATTAAGCAAAATAATTTTAAAATGAGAAAAAATGATGGTATATATGAAATAAGTGAAAATTATCATTCTTTTAATGGTAGATTAGGTAGAAAATATAATGAGTTTGATGAAGAAGAAATTCAAGATAAGATGGGTTATGATATAACACAAAAAGATAAATTTTATATAACAGATGGTATTTATGGTAAATTTGATTATTCTGTAAGAGAAGATAAAGAAGATAATGGTAGTATAAATAATATTAAAAATAAGTATTTGGTATTAATGTCAAATATAAGTTTGGAATATATTGAGATATTTATTGAAAAATGTATTAAATTATTTGATGAATATAAAGAAATGAAGACAAGTAAAGGTCCTTTTATATTTACTTATAAAAATATTAAAAAGACTGGCGAGTGTGTTTTTGAAGAAAAATACTTTAGAACAAGACAAACCCTTGATAACTCAATATTTGATACAAAAGAAGATATTATAAAAGCAATCAATAAATTTCAAGATAAAAAATATTATTTAAAACATCCAAGTTTAACAAGAAAATTAGTATTTCTTTTTCACGGAGAACCCGGAACTGGAAAGACATTTTCAATAAGATTGATTGCTAATAAGTTAAACCGAAATATTATTATTATACCTTTAAATAAGATAAAGAGTTTAGAAGAGTTAAATTCTGTTTTATTTTTTACTAGAATAAACGACCATAATATTACACCAGATAAGTGTGTATTTGTTATTGAAGATTTAGATGCTATGACAAATTTATTAAAAAGTCGTAAAAAAGAACTTTCTTTTAATAAAACTTCTAATAATAAAGTTATTACAAATTTAGTTACAAATTTATTAAATTCACCAGATAAAAAAGATAAGAAAAATGATTTTACACTTATGTCTGATACAAATTACAGTACTTTAACAATGTCAGATGTGTTAAATACATTAGATGGTATTTATAAATTAGATAATTTTGTAATTGCTTTTTCAACAAATCACATAGAGCAACTTGATAAAGCTTTTTTAAGAGACCAGAGAATTACACATAACATAGAGTTTAAAAAGTGTAGTAAAAATACTCTGAAAAAAATAATAGAAAAGTGGTTTGAAAGTAAAATTCCAGAACAATATTTATCAAGATTAGTTGATAATAAACTAACACTTGCGAATATTACAACTGTATGTGATAAATGTGATAATATTAAAGAAGTTTTTAGCCATATATAAAAAATGATAATTTTATATATGATTTGTAATGTAAATAGTAAATGTTATCGTTAAATGAAATATATAAATACGCAAAAAAAGGTGTTGCTGAATGGCAGTATTTTTTGGGTAAATTATATGAATATGGTGATATAAAACAAGGTATTTCAAAAGATATTATGGAATCATTATATTGGTATAAGTTAGCATCTAATAGAGGACATTCATTAGCACTAAATAAGTATGGTATTTACAGTTACAGACACGGATGTCATAATATTGCTTATAAATATTTAAAAAAATCTTATTTACTTGGAAGCATTGTTGGAAAGTATAATTATTATTTTTTTATATTAAATCATCCAGAGTATGTAAACCAAAGTTATACAAGTAAATATATTTCTAAAATATTATTAGAATTTAAAAAATTTAAAAAAGATGTAAATAATTTAAATATTGACGATAAAAATCTAAATTCTAAATTAGATACTTTAATAACATCATTACAATTATTTACACCCTTGAAGATTTAAAATGAACGTTTTTTTCATTAAAAATCATAGAAGGTTTGACCGTTTCAAGCCGTGTAAATTTTGATTTTGATGTATCGTGTAATACACCTGATTTATTGCTTCTACATAAATAGTTTGGTCGTTCCTTTTTACGAATAGAATTAAAAGCTATTTTGTAGATGTTTTTAGCACCATTACAATCTCTATTCCATACATTAGCACAGTTCTTACAACTAAGCAACCCATGGACTAAACGGAGATTGTCACGGAAAGGTTTCGGATTTTCACGAACCATAAATTTTTCACAAGAACCACCTTCACATTTTGAACATTTACAACTGGTTCTGAACTCATCTACTAAATAAGTTTCAAAACCATTTTTACGAAAAAGTGTTCTAAATCCTCTTCCTTTTACTGGTTCTTTGAATTTCATATGTTTTCTTTGTTCATAGTCACCAAAACATATTATGATATTATTAGAACTACCGAATATTTTCTTAAAATTATTTATTAGGTTTTGTTCGCTTTTTAATCTGTAAAAATAACCATTTAACTTTAATTTTCTAAATATATAATTTTTATAAAAATCAAATAGTTTCCCATTAATTTCATTTTTCTTTTTAACATATTTTTTATATTCATTAATATCCAAAGTTTTTCTATTAAATTTTGATAATTCTGTTTCATATTTTATGACTTCTTTATTTTCTTCCTTTAACTTCAAAATTAATTTTCCGTATTTTTTACTTCTTGTTTCTTTCCTTCTTCTATCTTGACTATGTCTAAATACATTTGCTTCTGTATTATCACCATCTACACAATAAATTAAATCACATTTACCAGGGTCGATTGCTACTATTTTCTTATCTTTTAATTTAGCATAATCTTTTACTTCATCAATATAAGTTTCTTTTTTTTTACTTTTATTGAAATTTATTCTCTTACCAATTAAATCATTTCTTAAAAATAAAATACTACAACCAACACCATCTGTTTCCATCATATGATGAAAAGTATAATTATTTTTATGAAAACATTGTCTTTCAGTTCTAAAAAAGAATTTCCAAATCTTGTCTTCATTTCTTTTAAGATTTCCTTTGAATAAATAATCGGATTTCTTTCCTTGTTTGTTTGTCATTAATAAATGAACTAATGTTGTTGTATCTAATCTTATATGTTTTGGAACAACGTCATTTCTTTGAGGAAATACATTATTTATTGAA